TTATTACTGCACTTACATTTGCCATTTCTTATGCTGCTTTATAAAGTTCGTTTTCTAATTCTTTCAATGCTTGTATGTAATTTTCTTTACCGCCAAAAGCATTGATTATTTCAAGTGGCGAACCTAACGCTTATATCTGTTTTTAGTGTTGTTTTCATTTTTTATGTTTAATAAATATTCTTTGGTATGCAGATTGAACAATATGACCATCTTTATTTATAAAGTAATTTTTTCTACCATCATTTTCTGCGAGGTTTGCATTTTCATTGGTTTTGCCACCAGAAGAACCTGTTTTTACACCGTTTTGCTTTACTTCCCAATAATCATCGTATTTTTTTGTGTCAGGAACTTTATCGTGGCAACCTCTTTGGGTTGCACCCAAAATAATAAATTGCTCAGGATTGTATTTTGGCAAAAAACTTATTGGAACACCCATAACACCATTATAGTCGCTTGGTATTGCAGCTGTAAACGGTATTTCTATTGCATCATAGTTATCATATTTTCGATATTCTTTACCTTTTACTACTTTATGCTTGCTGAATTTTATATTATCCGCCATAGACATAAGGGGTAAAAATTGATGTCTTATGCCGTGGTCAAGATTTGTGAACCATCCTGTCCCCGCTACACTAACCATTTTTTTACCTTCTGCACTCATTTCGACTTCTGTTCCACTTAAAGCATAATCATCAGGAACAACAAATGTCATATTCTTACCATTTAATCTCTTATTAAATCTACTGCCAGTCCACATTTTATTGTATTGAATTAGAGGAAAAACTTCCTTATAGGTAATAGCGTTCATATTGCCAATAATTACAAATTTTTTATCTGCTTCAACTATCCAAGCCAAAAAGCCCCTAAAAAGTGAAAATGGCGGATTCGTAATAATTACATCAGATTCGTCTCTTAATTTTTTTATTTCTTCGCTTCTGAAATCACCATCTCCTTTTAAATATTCCCACTCTAAATCATTAACATCAATTTTTCCATCCCCTGTTCTGTCATTTTTCAGGGTAAATATTTTACCATTCACAATGGTTTTTTTATCATCAAATTGTGGATTTGTTGTTTCAAAAAGTGTTGGTTGATAAACACTTTTAATATTTTTACTTTCAGGGGCAAAACTTGTGCTAATAAGTTTTTTTAATTTAAGACGTTCAAAATTTTTAGCAAAAAACTTTGTAAAATTGCTCCATTCAGGGTCGTCACAAGGCAACAAAACAGTTTTTCCAGTAAACGTGTCAGGGTTAAAATCCAAATATGCCATTATCTCTTTCTCAATGTCGTGGTATTGAGTATAGAATTCGTCATTTTTTGCATTTTTTGCCTTTGAAAGATTGCTATTTGCCATTTATTCTGTCTATTCGTTTTGGTCGTAAATTTGCGATTTTTATTTCTGTTATTTGTCGGAATGTCTGTCGGTTTACGGTCGTCCTACACTTGCTTGTAACGAGCGTATATGCGCAAGTTTTGCAGAACTCTTTAATTGGAAAAAGGAGTGCATCGACTACGTAGAAAAAATTCTAAAATCTTGACCACCCACCCCAACCCTGAAAATGACGAATGGATCGCCCGGTTTAAGATCGCCCAGCGCAAATCCGGCCTTTCCGTTAAGCTGATTGCTGAAATATGCGGCATGAGCGTTTCGAGCGTGTACAACAACACCACGGCAAGAAACCGACACTTTCCCCGCTGGCTTATGCTGTAGGTAGTTGAAATTGAAAAGAAGTTTTAAAGAAGGTACAGTTAATATAGTTGTTGAGGGTTTATATTCGATAGCCTACGCCCGCCTGGGTGTGGGCTATTTTGTTTCTTTGCTTGCATAAACTAAAAAACGTTCCTACATTTACGAAAAAAAATACTTATGCCGAACTATCTCACCCCATTTGCCTACGCCGCCCTTTGCGGCGTTACCCACCAGGCGATCCACCAGCGTATTCTGCGCGGCACTCTTGTGGTCGTAGTGAAGAACAAGCCAGACGGAACCCCTGCCCGCTATATCGACGCAGATCAATACCCGCCGAAGAAAAGAGAACCAGGGCGCAAAAAAAATAAATGAAAACAAATGCTTTAATCCTTGCATAATATAAACTATTGTGCTACCTTTAATTGTCGGAAGCAACGAAGCGAACGACTTAAACAACAAAAACCCCGCCTATTGGAGTGCAATCCAGACGGGGATCTAAACCTAGAAATATGACAAATATAATAAGTTTATCGGCTGGCGCAATGAACGCCAATCGTATTTATCACGGCGAAGACACGTGGGATTTTGAGTTCAACGACATTACCCTGGACGGGGACAGGATAACCGCCCTGATCCCCTCACAGTATGGGCAGCTTTCAGTTTCAGTTTCGGTAAAGCCCTCCGATACCGCCGAGGAGGTATCCGAGATGCTTCGGATCGAAATTGAAGCGGCCCATAAAGATGCGTCTGTTTCAGACGCCGATTGGGTGGACTGGAATCAAGAGCAAGGCTACGGCTGCACGGGCTGACCCTCACCCATCAATCAGGCTGGGCAAAGGCTCGGCCACATTTCCAATAAATCAAATCAAAAAATGTTAATTACAAAAGAAAACGCAAAAAAAGCAGGGCTAAGTACTGTGGCAATGTCTCTGCTTTGCCCCCTGATAGACGAGGGGAACTCAATGAACAGGTACAGGCACCTGTACCTGAAAGGCGCGGTACAACATTCTGGCCTCAAAGGCTGGGATGTAATTACAGCCCTCCAAGAGCTGGAGGATTCGCAAATAGTCACGAACCGCAGCGCGACCAACTGCGATATTTCTTTACATGCCATCCAAGATGCGGTGGATAGCTTAACCCCCGACGCGTAATGAAAGCTATGCTCCCGCTGTCCATTTTGCTAGTGGCGTTCTTCGCCGCTGTCACGCCCGCCATCGACTGGGCTATCGAAACCATCCTGGCCTTCCTGTCGTGGGACTGGGCGCCTGTAATAACGTTTTGCGCTGCGGTGGTCGCCGTGGCGGTTCTCACAACTAGAAATAAAACCACTAGAAAGCCCTAATTATGAGCATCCTGCACGACCCGCGAAACCTTACAGCCCTGATAGTTGCCATCGTCGCGGTGATGATTATCGCCTTCCGGTTTGCCAAAGACGATCTGTAAACTAACCCTAATCCGAGAACGACAAATGAGCCAGATAACGACAACAAATCTAAAGGGCCTGATGAGCCACCCGTCCACAAAAGAGAAGTTTGAGAATATGCTGGGCGAAAGAACCCAGGGTTTTTTCGTGTCCATCAGCAATGCAGTCAATGGGAACGCTCTGCTGCAAAAAGCTGATCCCAATAGCATCATCATGGCCGCTGCCGTGGCAGCTTCTTTGGATTTACCGATAGATCCAAGCCTGGGCTTTGCATATATCGTGCCTTATGGCAATCAGGCGACTTTTCAGCTTGGCTATCGGGGCTACATTCAACTAGCCCAGCGGTCGGGCCAATTCAAGACAATCAACGTTACTGATGTGCGAGAAGGCGAAATGGCCGGGCGGGATCACCTGACCGGAGAAATCGCCTTCTCGTGGCTACCGGACTATGAGCGAATCACCGCGCCCATAGTTGGCTATATCGCCTTCTTTCGGCTGCTGAACGGCTTTGAGAAGTCCTTTTACATGAGCAGAGAAGAAGCCCACAGCCACGGCGTAAAGTACTCGCAGACCTTTAAAAAGGGCTTTGGTAAATGGAAGGACGATTTCGACGCAATGGCAAAAAAGACGGTTATTAAGCTACTTCTATCCAAGTACGCGCCACTCTCCATTCAAATGCAGCGGGCCGTAATTTCTGACCAGTCGGTTATCAAAAACTTTGACGGCGATTCTGTTGATGTGGACTACGTAGACAACGCGCCGCTCTCCATCGAAGAACAGACCGAACAAAAGCAAATCGAACGCCTGATTGCCCACATCGAAAACGCCAAAGACGTTGAAGAATTAGAGCAAGTCTATGAGCATATCATGGATACAAATCTTGGCGATAGATACGCTACTAAAAAGGACGAATTGAACGCTAAGAAATGAGCATATTATTCCGGTGCTCACAACTTGGCAACCTGATGACCAACGGGCGCGGCAAGTCCGTAGAGATGGGAGAAACTGCCAAAGGCTACGTCCGCGACCTGTGGCGACAAACCGAATACGGCTACCGAGAGGAAGTGATGACCGACGAAATGCTCAAAGGCCACTTGTGCGAACAGGACAGCCTGGCTCTTGTGCAAAAGGTTCTGGGCGGCGAGTTCCGGCCGAAAAATACGCTGCGACTGCAAAACGATTACATTACCGGAACGCCCGACGTTATCCTGAAAAGGGAAGATTTTGTAGAGGACGTTAAGACCTCTTACAACCTGCGCACGTTCAGCGAGTCAGCAATGACTCCCGCGTATTTCTGGCAAGCTATGGGCTATTTGTGGCTATCGGGAAAGACAAAGTACCGCCTGATTTATTGCCTGGTGCCAACGCCCGACGAGCTAATCACCGAGCAAAAGAAGCGCTTTTATTTCCGTTTCAACTGCGACGAATCAAACCCGGATTACGTGCGTATTTCCGATCAAATCGACCACAACAACAACCTGATAAGCACGATTTCTGCCGAAAAAAGAATCAGGGTTTTCGAGTTTGATTTCGAGCCTGAAAAGATTGAGATGCTAAAAGACCGCGTCGGACTAGCGAGGCAGTATTACAAAACATTGACGCTTTGAATTTGCTTATGGCAATTCAAGAATGCGACTGAGTCGGGGTAATGAAAGATGTTTTAACAATCGAGTGGTAGCCTTGCACCTAACGCTAGGTATATG